AATTAACTTTGCTTCAGCAAGCAAGTTCATCATTGTAAAAATATTTTCAAGTGCTGTTTTATTTTTCGCAGAGAAAAATCTCAAAATGCGATTTCGTTTTAGGGTGACGGACAATTTACCCTTTTCGCTTTTCTTACTTTCTTCTTCTTTTGTGTAAATATCTTGTATGTAATCGATCAACTCTTGCACATGCTTTTTTACGTCTGTAATTTGTAGTCTTGCTCGTATCTTAGTATTGTTAAATGTTTTAATTCTCTGCAAGAGTTCTTCATCGTCTTTAATTGCGTTCAATATAGTAGCATCTAACTTCTGAAATATCTTACCTGCTTCGGATAAGATTGCCGTCACTTTTTGGGTTTCTTCTTGTGTCATTGTTGCTTTGCCAGATACGTCTTTATAGTCCACATCTGACATCCACACATTTTTATCTTTCTTAAGTGTGGATATAATATCTTTGCCGAACGATGCACTCATTGTTTCGAATGAATCGCCTTCATACATTGTATGCCATACGATGCCAATTTTAGCCGCTTTGATACTTTTTGCAAGTTCACTATTTGCAGGCACCGCATAGACTAATGTGTTTGGATGAAACGTAATATACTCTTCGCCATCGATTGCGGCAGTCTTCAAATCTGATTGTGTGAATAACAAGTCGCCTTGAATAACGCCTTTGATACCAATCTTAGGCAACCACATCAAACATGCTTTGAGTTTGTCTGCTAAGTCACCTGTTGTGTCTGCATCAATATCTGCATATGTTTTATACACTTTAGGATTCTTGTTGAATACACCCTTTTTAGCAACAAAGAATTTTCCGTCACTTGGGTCTTGTCCAGCAAAAATTGCTGGCGCACCATCCCACTTAACTGTTACATCAACTTTCTTTTCAGCATGACCTGCAAGCATATCACGCACCGCTCTGAGTGCATTGATACTATCGCGAGTGCCAGAAACACCACCATTGAGAACATCGTCTTCTGCGTGTTCCATATGAGTGTTTTTTTGCTCTAAAATGTATTCTTTAAATTTCATGTCTTCCAAACAAAAAAGCCCGTATTAATTATACAGGCTTATTTATAATATTTAACTACCAATCACCTTCGCATATTTGCTTGGTCTTCGGCTTCTTCTTTACTGAAGATCGGAACTAAGTTGGACTTATGAAGCATACCAATTCCGATAAGTTTCGATCCGGTGTAAATTTTTGGTTCTGCTCTTGGAGTTTGGCTGTGGCCACGAATTGTTTGTAGTTTAGATACTGCATTCTCTTCCGAAAGGCTTGGTATGCGTTGCGTTTCTCTATAATGAGGGTGTTTCGCCGGTTCATATTGTATAAACTCTCTCTTTGGTTTTTTCGTTTTGGGATCAATACCGTGTTTTTTTAACCACGTTTCATACTCTGCTTGCGCTTTTTGCCATCCTGGCTTTTTATTTTGCTTAGGCTTTTTAAAGTGTGTGTGAATAATCATGCCAATTTGTCAATTTTAGGTGATGAGTTGTGTTCTGTCAAATTACCGTTCTTATTATATAATTGTATCACATATGTCTCTATCGCGACAACATCATTCCCCGCCTTATACTCAAAATGTTTGCGTATAGTGTGAATGACTTTGCTGAGTCCAGGAATGTAATCATAACTGGACTTAGTGGAAACAATTGGGTCTATCATAGAAAAGCCGACAAAACAATTACCCCTAGAAATAGATACACGATCCACATCGGATCAATTTCTTTGGGTTTTCGATATGGGCAATCTCTACCTTGTCGGCAATCGAAATTGCAACACTCTTTTTTCATTTAAAGATAAGTAATGCAAGCACAACACTTTGCAAGAAAAATCCAACGCCATTGCTGACCATGTATAATCGATCTTGCTGAATTGCAGAACGAATAAAGAAAAGAAACAAACCAGACCAAATTAACAGAACCATGCTAATAGGCGGCAGTAATACTGCTTGACCTGCAAGTGCGGCTAGTGTAATCGGCACAGTTGATCCGTGAATTAATACAAGACCAATCCAACCGCAAACTTCGCCAAAAGTTTTTACGGTTACAGTCTCAATTTGTTTATACCTTTCCTCGATTCTCTTCCAGAAGGAGTCGGTAGGTTGGTTTAAATTTTTGCCAGAGTCCAGGTTCTCGTCCATACGCTTCAATTTCCCAAGGAGATTCCCAATATTCGTCATCCGTATATTGTTGTTTTTGAAAAGTAACAATGTTGCCTCTTTCATGAAATTTTAGTTCACCTTTAGCGTATTGCTTCACATGAACCATTTCGTGACCTAGCGAGATAAGCATACGCTTGAACCGCTTTGGCCAGTCTAAGTTAATCTCAAACTTCTTTGGTCGACTAGTAATTTCGTCATCGACCGGCATAACATCACCCAAATACCCAGTCTTCTTATGATACTCTCCATGAACATTAATTACAAGTTCAATAGAGTTTACCATGCGCGAAGTCATGAGTTTATTTGCATAGAATAGGGATGCAAGTCTTACCACTTTTCGTTCGAAAGCGGTAAGAACGGCACCGTTTTTTGTCCTCAAAGTGATCTTCATATAAACCCCATCTACAAGCAACATGATACATCATCTAGAGGGCTTTGTCAATACTGTAAAAGTATACAGTTGTTTTAGCCCAACACTCGGTGGGTATTTAGAATTTTGCTGTTGTTGTCGGGCTTGGATATGACAGATCAATGTTAATGTCATGTCCCATTTCATAATGTGAAACAGTCGGAAGACCGCTATTCATATTGTCAAAATTGAAAGTGATTGTATCGCCAGTATATTCTTCTTTCTTTGGTGGCAAACCTGTATGTTGTTCAAGTTCGGCAATCAATGATTTCATCTCTGCTACAATTTCAGGAATAGTTCTCATACTTTAAACCCCTCAAAGTTACGTGATTGTTTTTCTCTCTTACCAAAGTCCGTTTTATCAAAAGCAGGACCATCGTCTTGTCCACTATCCAGTATGTCTGTTTGTGCGGACTGTTCTACATCATAAAGTCTCATTTTTGATCTATCAACCCCTATAACAAATCTTTTATTAGTGGTTGGATCATTGTATCGATTTTTCAATTGCTTGACCATAATCTGATTTAAGTCTTCAAGTTCTTCTGTAGAAATCAATGCAATCATCAAGTCTGCTGTTGCAGGCAAACCAAATGATTCTGAAGTGTCTGTTAGTTCAACGTCTGTGTTTTGATAACCGCCGCGAGTTGTTTGTGTCGCAGATACAATTGGCAAATTACATTCAACTGCAAGTCCACGAAGTTCTTCTGCAATACTCTTAATGTAAGTGTAAGAGTTTACAGATGCACCCATCTTCATACGTGCGGAAGAACAAATGTTCAGATAGTCAATGTAGATGATATCAGGAATGAATTGACGTTTGAGTTTCAAGTCATTCAATAGATGCCTAAAGTGTTGTGCGTTTGCGCTTGCCGTTGGATACTCTTTGATAATAAGGCGACCAGAAGTCTTTTCTCGAATTCTATCAACCTTTGTCATATAAGTTTCTTTTGGAATGCCAGCCAGTCTATCAACTTCAACGTTCATTAAGTTCGCATCAATACGTTCTGCGATACGCTCTTCAGCCATTTCAAGTGTAATATACAAAACGTTTTTACCGATTGAAAGATTGGCTGCGGCACAATGACACATGAACAGCGACTTACCAACGCCAGTGCCGGCAAGAACAATGTTCAGCGACTTTGGAGGTAATCCGTTTTTGGTGATTCGATTGAGATAGTCGAGGTCGAATGGGATTCGTTTTTCGACTTTGTGATAAAAATCGAAACGACTTTCAGCATCATCGATAAAGTCATGACCAACATGATGATCAAAAGAAACCGCGAGAGCATCCGAGAGGATCGCCGGAATCGCACCCTTGTCCAACGTCTGTTTACCATTCTTGTTATCCAAAATTTGAATGGATTGCATGATGCCGTTGTATATTGCTTTCTCTTGACAAAAGCCTTCAGTAGCATCAACTAACCATTTGCTGTCATTAATATCAGAAACCTCAGTCACAGATTCAATCAGTTCAACTGATTTCTTGTGCTGTTCATCAGTAAGATTGATTTTTTTGTCAATTTCAATTACCAACGCTTCTTTCGTTGGCATTGTATTATACTTTGTTACATAATCGCCGATCTGCTCAAACAGAAGTTTTTCTGAAGATTCTGAAAAGTATTCTGTTTTAATGAAGGGCAATACCTTACGTGTATATTCTTCATCCAAGATCAGATGTTTGAGTATCTTTTTTTCCAAGTTCATTATTATATCTCTTCTCCGCTTCAACTAACGATTGCATTAGAATGTCATTCAGAATTCGACCAAGGATAGATTCAAAAGTTTCGTTATCTTTCAATTCCTTGTGTTCGCTAATTATATCATAATCAAACGACATGGTCAATGTTCCATCTGCATTTTCTTCTTCTGGAATGTTAATTGAACCAAAATGAAACTCAACATCTTTAAAATCGCCTGCGAGAATTTTCACAGTTGCCACAACATCTAGATCACGATACCGAACATCAGTCTCGGTGATCATATAATCTTTATTCATTTTCATAAAAATATTCTTCCGGTAATGAAGGATCATCAAACAAAACTAAATTTTTTTTCATAGTTTCATCGTAATGTTGATAAAGTTCATCAAGCACCAAATCAAATGCTATAGTAATTCTTTCATTATCTGAGGTGTGTTCTGTCGTATAATGAGGAATACAATTTTGAAATAATGTTAAT